TTCCAAGTCTTGACTCCGAAGAGGAGACATGGTTTGGTCGTCCTTACCGGCTAATAGCCGGAAGGCCGAGGTGGCAAACTATGTGCAGGTACGAACCTGTGCATAGTCCACATCACGAATTCGGCGAAAGTGCCGAAGACATGATACTCGATTTTGAAAATTTCAAATACGAGGATCCGTTATATGGACTGGACGCCGTAACAGGTTATCAACTGTTACAGTGGTCCATAGAAGAAGGTTTAAGAAACCATTGTCTTCTAGGCAGCCCGTATAAGTCGGAGGACCAGTTAAGAACTGGTCTGGTCGCACCAAGCATAAAAGCTAGTGCGATCGGTGAACCAGGCGCAAAATCGCGCATAGTTACTGTTGGTGAAGATTGGTTAACAATCTTCCTCCAACCGTTTAGCCACCACCTCTTAGGTTTGGCTAAACTCCATCCATCAGTAACCGCGGGTTTGACCCGCGGGTGGCAACTGTATGAATGGGTGAAGAGGCTCCGCAATGCGGGCCCCGTCAAGAACCAGACCACGTACTTCTTAAGTAGTGATCTAACAACCGCAACAGATTATTGTACTCATGAGTACTCTGAAGCGATGGTCGATGGGTTCATGGACGGACTCGGAGAAAACTCCGAGTACCTCCGGGCGTCGAAGAGCTTATTATGCTCGAGTAGACGCTATGAGAATGACCTGGATGAATTCCAGGACATGCTCACCACCCGCGGTATCCTAATGGGAGACCCCGGGGCGAAATTAGTTCTAACTCTGCACAACCTTTGTGCTGAGTGGGAAGCTTTTATTCGATCCCAGCTTGGAAAACTGGGGGCCACAGATGCGGAGCTGCTCCTGCATCTGTCGTCAGCAAAAGGTGCTGCCACGAAACCGTGGCGTCATTTTGCGTGTTCTGGGGATGACCACATTGGTCAAGGCCCCATCCAGTACCTTCGCCGTATTACGACGAACCACGGTCTTAACGGAATGTCCGTATCGTGGCCGCAGAACTTTATAAGTTCTCGAGGTGCGTTCTACTGCGAAGAGATGCTCTTCACAGTAGGACTGAAGAATTCGGAAATTTGGGGAGTCGAAACTCCTTTAAATAAGCGCGAATATCTTCGCCAACCCCACATAGATGCTATGAAGGTTCGGCTGTTCTCCCCGTGCTCCAAAGAGTGCGAGGGGAAAGATGAGCCTAACCCTGCCATTGGCAAGGCACGACAGATGCAAGGCATGTTGTCGTGGCTCGGAGGCGGGTTTGAAGCCATGGTTCCCATGGCCTCTGCCCGCTTTGAGCAAAGAATGGAAGGTTTCCTTCCGGCTCTTCTGTCGACACGGTACTTACCAGTAAAACTGGGCGGTATCGGGTCGCCGGCTTTCCATCGGTCAAAGGCCGAATTGCGGAAAATATTCACGGAGGAAACTCCGTGGATAATACTGCAGTCTATCAAAGAAGTCTTTGACGGGACTGCCAACCTTCAGGTCAGACGTTGTCTCGCGAATTTCGCGACCAACGCCCGAGCGAGAGGGGTTTCCATTGACGCTGTTCAGGAACAGGTGAAGGAAGTATTGTCGAACGCCGAGCTAACTCTCGGCGTAGACGACTCTGGTCTCCAGCTATTAGCGGGGGTACCAGACATCGACTGGGCGCATATGCGGTTCAGCGATAAAGTTACGATAGCGAAGCGCTATCGATTAACTACGGTTGATGATGCTCTTAACAACATCGACCGACCTTACTTGTTCAGGAACATGTTATGTCCTGAGGTCTCGCGCCGTCACGGCGAAGATCCATACAAGGACAAAGCGTATGACGTTTTGCCTTGGAACAAGAGGGAATCCCGTCTCCTCGAAAATCTGGAGAAGGCGAGAGGTGACACTCCCATGCCACAGGGCGGGGAGTTCACGTCCATGATAGAGAATCTCTGTCAATGGAGTACCGGGGAAGTCAAATTCCTCGATACACCGCAGGTAGTTTATTTTCTGCCTGAGGAGGTAGTAGTGTCCGACACATTGTGTACGCTACGTACCGCACTTTAAAAGTGTGTGCGCAACCTCACGGTCCTGTTTTCCACTGGAAGACGAGTCCACCAGTCCAGGAGCCGCGTGTTACGCGGATGCCTTTACAGATAATAT